ATCAGCAGAAAGAACGGTAAGCTCAGTACGAACAGGGATACGTCCGAACATTTCAGGCTCACAAGTGGCGTACACAGTTCCAACAGGAACAAGACGACTAGTGATAATCTGAGCACCCCAAAGAGTCGCTTGAAGACCTGTCTTGAGGAGAGCCGCTTGGCTCTCAATGTCAAGAATGTCTCTACCGAACTTACGGATGTCAGCATAATCACGAGCGTTCATGAAGATACGAGCAACACGAAGGTCATGTCTCTCGATGAGAGCAAAAGCATCAGCAAGAACAGCACCATTGAGAGGAGCGATAACAGGAATGTCAGCGTTAGTTTGACCAGGAACGCTATCAAAGCCTGAAGTAGCAACTGCGTCAAGAATAGCGAATACACGCTCGTCTTCCGCCGCTTGGATCTGAGCACGAGCCAAATCTTGAGCACGCTCGATCAGATCGAAGCGTCTCTCTTTGATTTGAGTCAATGGGATCTCAGGGTTAGACGCAATCTCAAAAAGAGGGAAAATCACACGTCTAGGCTTGGTGATAGCGAGAATGTTCTCACCCTCTTCACCAACCACAAACGCAGTCACGTCTGGATCTTTGTCATAAATCGGCAACGCACCATCAGGAAGTTGCTCAACGAGGAAAGTCTTACGACCAACGCTCGTATAGTCTCTGCGAAGACGCAAAGGCTGAGTCATGCTGGCTGCGAGTTTGCTACGACCCTGTGGAGTCTTAATATAGTCAGAAATAATCTTCTGTTTTACTGCATTATCTACGGTACTCATAGTTCTAACTCCTTTCTATCAGATACGTTGATCGTAAACCAACTCATCAGAGTCAGAATCGGGTACAATTTTAAGAATAGCAATCTCAGTAGTAGTTGCCACACCATGTGCCACATCGTGATGATCAGTAGTCTGAGCACTGTTAGTGAGATAACCGTTAAGAGAAGCAACAAGGCTATCCCCTACAGCATAAGTAAGGTCATTGCCTGCACCTGCATTGTTACCTGCGGTGAGTTGTTGTGTCTCTCGGAGTTTATTTCCGTAAGAACCTTGTGCAGAAACATAAGGTCCTCTGTTAGAAGCAACACCGGGTTGATTCTCAAAAGCATTGCCCGAAGCATTGTTAATGAAAATACCGAGTACTCGCTCATTTGCGTCTGCAATGTTACCAGAATCAGAAGGCCCACCATGAGTGTTACCGTCTGCTGAAGTTCTTGCGAAAGCAACAGAACCACTCAATACACCGAGTACGCCTGTGACGAGGGAAAGACCACTAGACTGAGATACAGTCGCAGGAGTCGTAATAATTGGGGGGTTCGTCTGAATGAAGCTGTCTGAAGTAAGTTGACCAAGGGTGTTACGAACACCGATGTGCAAAATACGAAGAGCAGAGCTACTTTCAGTAAAACCACCACTAGCTTGTCCAAGTAGAGCCATAGTATTTCTCCTATGTGTTTGCTCATACTCTCTGTTTCCAAGAGAGTAGTGTGTTAGTTAGAAAGGGGAAGGCGAAGCGACCCCCAAAGGTTTTCAACAATATAGCATAGAAATATAAAGGAACTATTATAGTATTCTCTATATTTCTTTAAGAATACTTTATCTCAGAAGAACTTACTTACGTCAGGAGCAGACTCCCAAAGTTTAGAAAGCTCGTCAGATGCCGAAGAGGCTTCACGAGAAATATTTCCTAGAGTCTTAACAGAAGACTGACGTGCAGTAGTCTGAGGACGGAAAGATGCTGACTTCTCAGATGCTGACTCTCCATCTTCCTCTGAAGCATTTCCAGGACCAACGTCCTCGCCTTCATTCCCTGTAGCATCTTGCATCTCATCTCCTGCGGAGAAAATACGAGCAAGTTTAGGGTCGATACCAACTTCGTCATCAGAAAGACCCATAATGTCTTCTGCGAAGTGATGTGGATCATTCTGATCTGCCAAATCTTCTGAAGCCATAGGAGCTACCATAGTGGTCTCTTCGTCTGAAGCCATAAGATCTTCGTCTGAAGCCATAAGATCTTCGTCTGAAGCCATAAGATCTTCGTCTGAAGCCATAGGATCTACATCTGAAGCCATAAGATCTTCGTCTGAAGCCATAGGATCTACATCTGAAGCCTCCTGTGAAGACGCTACAGCCTCTGGTTGCTCTTCAGCAGTTTCAATTTCTGCAAGCATATTTGCTAAGATTTCTTCGTCTGAAGCCTCCTGTGAAGACGCTACAACCTCTGGTTGCTCTTCAGCAGTTTCAATTTCTGCAAGCATCGCAGCAAGCATATCTCGCTCTTCAGCATTGAGATCCATCGCTTGCTTCTTCCAATTTTCCTGGAACTTTTGGTAATAGGCTTCATTGTACCCTTCTTTAATCGCAAGAGGCCAACCACTCTTACCTTTAGTAGATTGGTTATCTACTCTCTGTTGCGGCTCCATATAACCAAAGTCGCCTTTTAATGTTTCTCCATAAGGTGCATCAGACCACTTATTTCTCTTATTTTTCTTATTGCCTCTAGCAACCATCTCAAGAGTAGCAAGAAGCTCTGCAAACTGATCTTCTGAAAGAATGTCATCTGCTGATCTCTCACGAGTCTTACGAACACGCTTAGTCTCATTTTGAGCAGTAGAAACAGATTTAGCTCCGCCATCACCGATTGTATGGTTCACATTTTTCTTAGCATCACGAGGTTTCTCACCTGGAGCACGACTCTTAACATCCCAAATGTCAGGGTTGTCTCTATAGTAGAGATCATTGTGGTTTTGCTTTACTTGAGCATCCCACATACCTCCGCCTTTTTGAGAGCGTCTTGCACCTCTCTCAGCAGGTTTTTGGTAGAAAGAATCATCATCAATAGCCTCACCATAATCATTGTGATTCTTATAGCTCTTAGCAAGGATTTCCATTTCAGCAAGAAGATCTGCCATCAACTCATGTGATGAAGCATCTTCCTCTTCAGCCATCATACTACTGAGAACTGAAGCAAGACGAGAAAGACCTGCAAGTTTCTGAGTAGGCTCATCGTCAGGCTCAGAATCCTCAAGAGTATCTACACTCTCGTCATCGCCTTCGTAGCCAGTCTCATCTTGGACTTCTTCTTCTGCTTTTTTTTTTAACTCAGAACGCAAACGCATATTCGCTTGGCGAAGCATTGAGATTTCCTCTGCAAGAACTTCAGCAGGACTCATAGACTCAGTATCGTCAGCCATAAGATCCTCGTCAGCCATAAGATCCACATCTGCCATAAGATCCTCGTCAGCCATAAGATCCTCGTCTGAAAGGAGGTCTTCTGCCATGACATTTCCAGGACCAACATCATCGCCCTCATAACCAGTCTCGTCTTGCATCTCATCTCCTGCTAAGAAATCAGAAGCGATTCTCTGAAGTCGAGCAGTGATTGCACGATTCGGGAGATCCATAAAGCGAAGAGCGAGGTCTTCTACTTCATCTTGAGAAGCAAACTTACCGAGTCTGTGCTCTGCAATCTCAATGCACTTTGAAGCTTTTCTCTCCATAGCGAGCTTAAGATTTTGCTCTTTCAAAGAACGAGTTGACTCGTAGTCTGAAATAGTTTGGTCTTGAGTTGCAGGATGATCAGGCATCCAACCATAAGAAGCAGGAGCAGGGCCTGAGCTGTAAGGTCCGTCAGTAACGCCCTCACCAAACTCTGAATCAATACCATAAGCATCTACAGAAGGTTGATCTTGGGCAGCAGGGTGTCCGAAAGAATCGTAACCATTGTTGTCGTAACCGGGCATTGCAGAGTTAGCCCTGCGATTAAAAGCGGGATATTTACGTTGTGACATAACGTGTTTCCTTTCCTATTAAGAGCAGGACTACTGCTCAGATTTTAGCGAGATCAGTTTAGCTAATCTAACAAGACGAATGGAGTCTTTTTTGTTGAGTTTAAAGCCGAGAAGACTCTCAGCCTCTTTAATAAGGTTACTTACGCTACCATATTTCTTATTAAAGTCGATTTGTTCTGCAACTTTGTAAATATGGTTCGGCAAATAAACATCAAAGTGATCATTGACTATCCTAATATTGCGAATAGTATGAGCTTTAGAAGATGCCTTCTTAACTGCAAAATCAAGATTGAGCAAGTATTTCTTTGAAGCTTCTTTTATTACAGTATCATCCGTAACATTTATAGGTGTGGTTGGAGGGGTTTCCTTACCAGAACTCACATCTATTTCTTTTTGAAGCTTTTTCTTTAACTTGTCAAGAACGGCATCTTTGATAACATCTTCGATCTGGTTTAAGAATGACTCAGAGGTATCAGAATCGGAAGACTCGCCCTCATCAGAGCCTTCATCATCATCCTCATCAAACGGCCCGGCTGTTTTTGTTAGCCATTGAGAAGGGATGGAATTCAAAGACGCTTTTTTTGTAGGTATTTCTAAAGTATTTCTTGCCACTGCACCACGAAAGGCAGGGACGGAAACCCAAGAAGCTTCTATAAAAGTAACCCCACCTGTGTCTCCCTCAGTATCATGACCACAGAGTTCTGCTACACGATGTTTGTTTCCACTCTCATCAAAGAAAGAGTTCCCTTTTTCATACTTAACATGAGTACACATTTGAGCTTCATCCGCTGCTACATGTCCACATTTAGTACAAACAGTGAAATCGACACTACAACCCATCGACATACCGTTCATTTCACCAGAAAGGATTTGGTTGACAAGATCTTCATGTTTCTTATCTGTGGCTACAAGAATATCCACATAGATAGATTCACCAACATCTCGAAGAACAGCGTCAACAATGCGACCTTTACTTAGTTCCTCAATCTGAACGTGTTCAACAAAATTGTGAGCACCAACAAAAGTCGAGTACGACTTTTTAATTACACCCCTAGACCAACAGTCTAAATTATTGTTGATGTATTTGTCCGTTTCAGAAGTAACTCTATAATCTGAGTATTTCCTATTGATCTGAATATTTCCTTCAGTAACTGAGCCTATCTTAGACCCCGGAACTTTAACTGCATCAACAGAACATACAATAGTAGCATGTGTTAAAAGAAATCTTTCAGGAGTAAAAGGTTCTCCAAGTATGTCTTCTGCTTTCTTTCTCAAAGAGCTATTCAGCTTAGAAGACCCTGAAGCAATTCTCACTTTATCCCACTCCATAGAATGGAGCTGGGGACGAACTATGTTAGCCCTAGCATACCTAAGAAAAGCCATCGTTATTTCCTTTTATGTCTTAGGGATAAGTACATGGAAGCGACTTTTTCTTTAGAGGGTTTTTGTTTACCTGCCGAGACAGGATAATACTTAGCTGGGTTTTCGTATGTAGAAACATCCTCAACATCTTCCGAGGTGTCGAGGACAAGATCTTCCACAGGAAAACGGGTAACACCATAAGGGAATTTCAAATCAACCATCCCGATTGCAGGAAAAACTGCGACAACTACACCAGAAGTCTTAGCATCTCCCTTAAAAAAAGGAAACGCTCGCATACCCACTTCAAAAGAAGTGGCGACTTCTTGATAGTTGTACGGCTGACGTGATTTCTTATCCATAGGTGTAAATCCTCCTACTCTGTCTAAATAGCGACCTCGAATAAACAAACTATTAAAAATAGCAGACCCCACACTCTGACTTGCCTGTTTCCCAAAAGAACTGTCCCATGAAAGATCAGCTTTCATTGCCTTGTCAAGGTCCTGAAGCATCTCTTTGATCTCATCTTTCTTATTTTTCTTTACCATCTCTAAAATAGCATCTCTTTTAGCCACATCTCTTTTCTTCTCATTTTGATTCTTGTTTTTCTTTGAATTGTAAGAACCAAAGTTCATTTCCTCTAACTGCTTCACCCTCATTTGATAAATAAGATACGCAAGAGACTCTTCTTTCTCATTTTCAGACCCACTCGTAAGGATTTTCTCAAACTTTTCAGGGCTTATTTCAAACAGTTGCTTCATCTTTTCATGTTTTTTGGCTTCTTGCTTATCTTGTTTTTCTTCTTTTCTTTTTTTACTCCCATAAGAAGATGACCCCAAGGCTTGAGTTGGGTTGACCACATGGTGGTCTGACATCATCTGTATAACATGGTTTCTCACACTTTGCTTCGTACCCGGATCTACAGGATAAGGGCAAACATCACCAGGACCAATAACCTCTCCTGCCATATCTCCATTTATTGGAATATTAGGACATTTTAGTTCTTGTATTATATCCAAAGCGTCACCAAAAGGCCCAGATTCGCCTCCAAGAGCTTGTGCCAGTTCTTT